GAAGAGGTTGAGGTGGATATACCGCCAGACCCAGAGCCAGTGCAATGAACCTGTATTGGCTCTGGTCATATCTGGTTGCATTTTGGACCACTGTGGTCATGTCTTGTATTCAACCTGTGAACTGGAGCAACTGCTGGCCGCCCGACTGGCTAATGCAGGGGGTACATGATTACATGCGTGCAAGGGCTCCTTACTCCGAGGAGCGCAAGATATTGCAATCTTTGGAGCAAACCGATGGCTTGGGCGGACTGGATGGTTGTCAAGCAGACCCTTGAGGAAGAGCTACACCTGGAACGTCAAGTCCGAAGCATCAGTAATACCCAAGACCTTCATGCGCTCCAGCAGCTATGCAGTGCTTTGACCAGGCAGAACTGGCATTATTCAAAGCTGCTTAAGCAGGCAGTGGGACGTGTAGCTGAGCTGGATGTGCAGCGTGTTTGCGATTAAGGACGGCGCGTATCAGCGATTCTTTGCAGCGTAGGGAACGCAGATAACGGCTGGCACGTCAAGATACTTACGTCCACTCCGCACTGCAACGCAGCACTTGCCTCTGTCTCAAAGTAATAGAGATCGTTTTCGTAAGTAACTTGCTCTACTGCTATTGGCTTGTCGTTTTTGTCGTAGCAGGTGTACCTAGCAATCGCTAAAGGCATCAAGTCATCGTTTTCAACAACGTGACAAAAATGGAGGTTGATTGTTTCAGGCACCTTTAGCTCTCTTAGACAAACAAACGAGGACGGCAGCGACCAAGCTTTCTGCCTGTGCCCTGTCCAGACCGTAGCTATAGCGGTGGCGAACCTCCGTAACAGTTTTGTGAAAATCACCAGTGCTAACAGAAATACCTACAGCTTTTGGAGCAGTTAGGCGCTTGCGAAGAAGCTCGGAACGCGCCATGCCAGCTTGTTTTGCTTCCTGATCTAGACGAGCAATCACGTCTTCAGGAAGATAGGTTTTCACCTCTTTCATCAATCAATCCTTAGGGAGAAAGGTTTTTTCTTCTGGTTTGTTGCGGCCTTCTACCCGATTACGGATAGAGGACTGCCACTGTGCTTGGTCTTTGGCTGTGGCTTCGTTGTAAATGACAGTAGAAGTCACACGCTTCAGCTCTGAATAAATGGCCTGACGAATCCAAGCCGTGGCCCGCATGTCGCCTTTTTTAGCCAAGTCCTCGATCAGCTCTGCTCTGTTCGGGTCTACCAAAACCTGATAGTAAATTTTTTGCCCGTGTCTGATCGCCATGTGGACTAGGTTACTACAAATAGGCTACCACATTACAGAAGGGTCTACTTTCTTTTTCCAAGCAGTTGTCTGAGCCCTGCGAGCTTGAGCCCGCTGGTTCGTACACCCGTCTCGTACTTTTTTAGCCCCTTCCAAAAACATGGCAGCCCGTTGCAGATCACCGGTCGTCGCGGTTTGGATCGCTTTTTTGAGGCGTTCCATCACTAATTGCCTGCCTGTAAGCGGCATCCATGGCCTCGCAGAGGTTTCGGTAGCAGGTTACCGAGCCTCCACAAGAACAGAACCACCCCGCATCTGTGCTGTAAACACTCACCATCAGTGCGCCTCATCCCAAGTTTTGCCGATGGAGACTTCAGCTAATGCGGGGATCTCCCCAAGCCATCTGGCCTCAGCTGCCTCCATCACTTGTTTTAAAACGCCAGCCCACTCTTGAGCTGCGTCTTCGCGAACCAACAGCAAAATTTCATCATGTACTGCAGCAGCAATACGCACAGTGTCTTCACCGGCAATCTTGACCAGAGGCCAGAGACTTCCGAGTGCACACTTGAGGATTGCGGCACCTGCTCCCTGGATCGGTGTATTACACCGGACGGTCAGCCGGTTCATATCCCCGTGTAAAAAACGACGCATACCCGACACGGGGATTCTGATCTCCGCTGACATACCAGACGTGTCTTTTTCGGCTTCAGCCGCATTGGACTGCTGCCACTTGGCTATGCCGTCAAACTTTTTAAGCCACTTTTGCCTGATCTGCGCTGCTTCTTCCCGCGTAATCGTGACGCCGTTGCCCCCTGCGTAGTTCCGCAAACCTGTCGCGCCCGATCCATACAGCAAACCGAAGTTGGCTGATTTTGCGATCTGCCGATCACAACCAAGCGCATTAGCAGTAACGGTGTGCGGATCTTCCCCTGCCTGGAACGCAGTGATCATCCGCTCGTCTTGAGCCACAGCAGCAGCCAGACGAAGCTCCATCTGGCCAAAGTCAGCGTCCACCAGAACCCAACCATCCGGGGCTTCAACGCAGTTTCGGAACTGCTTGTCACGAGGAATCTGCTGGTTGTTCGGTTTAATGCAAGACATACGCCCCGACTCCGCACCAAGCTGCATGTAGCTCGCCCGCACGAAACCCTCGGAGTCCATTTTTTCCTGGATCGAGTTGATCATCTGCCGCCGCTTCTCAGACTTTTTCCACGACAGGTAGATCTGAACTACTTCATGGTCAGCAGCGTAAGCACGCAGCACCTGCCTAGAAGCACTCGGCTTCCCGTTGGCGTCAACAGGCGTTTCCCCCAAAACCAAAGCAAGTTTTTCTAAGAGCTGCTTAGGGCTGTTGAGGTTGAAACCCTTGTACCGCTTGGTGCCTTCTCGCAGCTTGCCCTCATCCTTGGAACGAAGGTTGAAACTGCCGTCGTCATCACGAGGAAGCTTTTCCCCTTCAGGCAACGCTTCATCCAGCAGTCGTATGAAGTCCTTAGCCAGCTCTTTGATGTCGTGCTCGTAATCGACCTTGCGTTGCTCCAGGTTCTTGGCGTTCCAGGGCAAACCGGTTCTCCACATCTGCGCCATGGCAGGCAACGCTCGGCACTCCAGCGTGTAAGCCATGCTGAGTTGGTGCTCCTCTAGCCGCCGCTTGATAACGGGGTCGAGATCCATCAATGCGGCCACGTCATTAGCCGCGTACTCCAACTGCTCCTTAGACAGAGCTGGGTTGCCCCAGTCAGATTTTTGCTGGTCCTTTGGCAGGTCTACATCGAGGTAGCGTTTTACGACATTGGCGAGGCCGTGCTTCGAGTTAGCGATGCCATTGGTGAGAAGTCGGCTGGCCAGCATGGTGCAACCAATCCACCCACGCGGATAGATGTCGTGTTCTTGCAGCCACCCAAGGTCAAAGACAGCGTTGTGGGCCAGCCAGAACCTGTCTCCGTTGTTGAAAAAGCGCCGCAAACAGTCCCAGTCGCTTTGATCAAGTTGAAAACAATCGATGAGGACAACAGCTTCGCGCACAGCACACCCCAGCTGTAAAAGCCGAAGCTTGCCCTTTTCAGGCTGAAGCCCCAAAGTCTCTGTGTCGAAGCAGATGGACACCGCAGTGTCTATCTCTTTCAGGTGCTCTATTCCGTGAAAAACTTCAAAGGTCATCGGTTTCCTCCATGACACGACGTTCGTAGATGCTGAGAAGTCCTGAGCATTTAGAGGCTTGCTCGTGATTGCCCAGCGCAATAAAAATTCGCTGCCTGGCGCGTTCCCATCGCAGAGCTTCAGGCAGAAGATCTGTAGGAACGCGGGTGCCAGCAGGAGAGTATTTGTTGCCGAGAAGTTTGGCTTTAATGCTCATTTGATGCTCTCTGGATAAGCGAGACCGAAGTCAAGCCACTCCCCTTCAGGAAGAAGCTCTCCGGTTTCAGGGCATGGTGCGTACCAGCCGCCTTCATCCAGCTCCCACCCAGCGGCGGTGCGGATGTCGTAAACGCGGCTCTCCTCGGCCATTGCGTCTTCAACGCTGGCGAGGTGCTCGTACCAAGTGGGGCAAGTCTCCAACATGCGGAGATTTTCTTTCGCCCTGTAAAGGGCTGCTGAAGCAGACATGGGTGGTCCTTGTGTAGGTTTTAGTGTAGCAGAACACCTTAGAGGTATTCGTTGTAGAAGGCGCTGCCAGGTCCATACCTGGCAACGATTTCTGGGAAAGCCGACAATACACGATTCCGGTGAACCGGGTCCGCTGCAAGGGCGGCTTCGGCCAGCTTACTCATGAACGCCCCACCGTAATGGTGGGCCGTCTTGATGCTAGCCACGGTTTGTTTTTCGGTCACAGCTCTGTGAACTCTGCGAATAGAGTAGCACACTGTTAATTGCCGTCAACCGTGTTCATCACGGCTTTGCTTGTAATCTGCCTGCTTCGTCATCTGTTCATGAAGATCCGAGTAATCCGAGTCTTTAGGAAGAACAAAGTCTCGGCTGAGATTGTAATAAATAGCTTTACATGCAGGGCACCTAGAGAGCTTGTCTTCACGTTTTTCTGTTTTTAGTCCGTACTGCTTAGGTTCAATGCCCGAAGTAAGGTTAAATGTTCTAGCCATTAAAGCACCAAATTCTGTAGAGATTAGATACTTTTTATTTGCTAGACTATCATATAATTTTTCTTCTTTTTTAACTGTGCCACTAGGGATAAGTTCACTTAAGTGCACAGAATTTACATAGTTTATGACAAAGCTACCGTTAAGACTCCCGTATCTAGCTGATCTATACAGCGCAGGATTATTTATTAACCTAACGGCCCCCTTAACAAACAAAGAGTATTGATAAGCTTTTGGGGCTGATTTTCGTATAAAGGATTTACCCGTGCTACTCACAATTTTAGTTTCTTTACCATAAATATGATTCTTGTACCTATAGAGAACTCCTTTTTTCTCGATAAACCCGTAGTCGTATTCTTCTGCAAATACTGAGAAAGTGGGGTCAGGGTAGTTTGCGGGGTCAACCATCCAATCCCAATAACCCCACTCATGCGGAGTTTCCCACTGGTTCGTCGCAGTGTTGTAAGTAAGCTGAGGGCGCATAATCCTAGAAATAAAGGTTCGGCGGATTAGTGCAGGGGTTGCGTGGCCAGACGCACCCCCACACGTTTTTACATCCATGCCGAAGCTAGCACGGACTAGCCCATTGTGCTACTGCATCAGTCCCAAGCGTTCCAGGCATCATCCCCCTTAAGTACGTGAGAACTGTCCGAAATATGCACTTCCCTTGCACTGGAAGGGTTCTTAACCGGAATCGTCTTTCCGGAAATAGGTTTTTCCGAAAAAGGAACGGGCTCATCAGTCTTATTCCGGAAATTTGTATTTTCGGAAACTTCATTCCGCTTTAAATCCGTTCCAGGGGAAGAGATCTTGTTTTCTCGGACAGAATCCAACGACTCCCCACGCGCGTGAGAGCGCTTAGAGAAAGGCTCTGGTCCGTACTCACCAGTCGCGCGGTAATACGTCGGGTTCCTGCCTTTTTGTTTTGGGAGGTTCGCAGGAGGAGCGCACTTTTTGATGACCTTGTGGGCTTTAAGGGTTTTCAGCACATATTCCAGCCCGTTTTTTCTGTGTACGCCGCCTAAAACCTCGTCTTCCACCAGATCCCGCAGGCAAACCACTCGTTTTGTCTTCCGCATCATCTCCAGCACATCCTGCATGAGCTGGTTCGGCGTTGGCAGCTTGACGGTGTTCTCGGTTTCGGGAACCCCGCCGATCTTGTAGGTGAAGTCCCCCATGAGGCTGAACACCATTCGGTGCCCTTCGCGGCCATCTCGTGACTTCTCCACGGTGATGAGCCTGGAGTTAACTGGAACGCCCATCTCCACCGTCGTGTCGGCAGGGATCTTCTGCATGTTCCAGGTCTCGTCTACAGCCGCCTTGATGGCGCTGGTGCCACGGAACCCACCGTTGCGGTTGTTGTGGTGGATAACGATGATCGTGCAAGCTCCGAAGTCCTGCCCGTTACGCCGCGCCAACCGCTTCAACGGCAGCGCATACTCCCGGCGATTCTCTTCGTAAGGGTTGGAGTCGTTGCAGCCGTCAAGACTGTCAATCACGATCAGGTCGTACTTACCAGGGGTATAGACATCTTTGTCATCAACACCCCCTCCCTGGATCTTGCAGAACCGGCGGAACCACTGCATGTCCCACTCACCTACAACATCAACGCCTGAGTTAACGCCAATGGCATCAAACTGCCGCCGCACAATCCGTTCGCTCTGATCACCGTTTAACCAAAGGCAGCGACCCTTCGGCAGTTTCTCCAACGCCCCATAAACCTCAAAAGGTTTGGCCTGGCTGATGTGCTTACAGAGCGTCTGACACATTGCAGACTTACCCGTGCCGCCATCGGCGTGAACTAACAACAGCCAAGGTTTCGGAAGAATGCCTGGAATGATGTACTCAAAGTCAGCATCATCCAGATCCGTCAAATCTCTGGCCTGGTACTCGTTATTCCGTTTGAACGTCAGGTGCGTATCAAGCAAACGATCAACCGCTGCAGCGCCTTCACGATGTCGCCCAGCTTCAGCAGCCAAAGCAGTTTTGGCCTGATCAAGCAGCGCAGGGTTTTCAATAGTCCGCTCTAATTCTTCTGCCCGCGCGAGAAGTTCCTCCCCCGATAGATACTCGACCCTGTACTTGAGCGGCGTCGATTCGATCTCTTCCACCAGCTGTGTAAGACCGTCCCTTTGAAATCGGGTCCGCTTCGGATCTACAGAATCCGCCTCTTTGATCAGCGATCCCAGGCCAAGCCCGCTGCTTCTAAACCCTGCCTCCCAGCGATCACGACAAGGGTTCTTACCGTCTTCCCAGTCATAGGAATATTCGGCATCCCTACGACTCCACTCTTCCCACAACTTGAGCCCGTCTTCATTAGGAAGCTCACTGTTAATCATCGCGCCGATCTCCCACCAAAAGCGATTGCTAAAAGCACCTTTCGGTTCAATCACACTCAGACAACTCTGAGCAATCGCAATCTTCTCCTCCCTGGTGCGATTCTTGTAGCGAGAATCCTTTAACTGCCGCCCAGATTCGGTCTGCCTGCGCTTGCGGTGCTCCTCGCGCATCCGCTCAAGCAACCACTCAGGGGCTTCAGGCACAGCACCAGCATCCCCATGGAACGTGTACTCACCCCCCTTCGGGTAGGCACCACAGATAACGCCTTGAGCACCCCAAAGAACCTCCCAGCCCTCACGCCCTGCGGCTTGGTGACTAAGTGAATCAACGCAAAGCCAATCGTCCTCTGGAACGTAAAAGAGGTACTTGGCTGCATTGCCTTTAGGGGACACAACCCTAGGAGCTTTCTCTAGATCAGCCCCCCACTTCTCTTGGATCGCTCCAAGGTTGTAGTCCACATCAAAAATAACGAGGCCCTTTGAATTTGCCCCGGTGTAAACGCCCACAGCCTTAAAAACTTCAGGGCTCTTTTCGATATAGATCGCAGTTAGCTCAGGTGAAAGAGGCTCACGAGAGGCACGGCCAAGCGGTGATTTACCGCAAGCCACGCCACCTTTAGGCATTACGTGGTCCTTGGCGTAGATCGGTGCAGTTGCCCAGTGCTTGGGCAAAGTGCGTGCAAAAGCAGCTAAATCCATTTGCTACAATACAAGTGTCGAGTTTGGGTATTTGCCCCCAGATGCCTTTCAAGCTCTGGGGGCTTTTTCATCCTACCGCACTTGACCCCTGCTGCCACCGTGCTACATTTGAAAAGCACCGGGCAATACGCCCACAGCAACTTCTACATGCCTTTCCTCTCTCAGAAAGCCCGATCAGCCGTAACTACCGGCACAGGCGGCGGTTACCTGAACCCTTCCAAAATCCAATCCGGCAACAGCGTCCGTTTTGCGCTGCTCAACGACCAGCCTCTTGAGTTCTATGAGTGCTGGGGCGAAGACGCATCAGGCAAACCCCAACCCTTTCGCTTTGCCCAAGACCCCAGCAGCGAAGACATCGAAACCGAAATGGGTTCCGAGTACAGCCGTCGCATGAACCGCGAAGGCACTGCTCCTGAAGCAGTCAAATTCGCCATCGCTGCCCCGGTCTATAACTACGAGACCGAAACGGTGCAGATCTTGCAGCTCTCCCAGAAGAGCATCATCAGCGAACTCGACGGCATCTCTCAAATGGAGGACTACGCCAACCTGCTGGAGCACGACTTCGTTCTCGGCAAAGAGGGCAACGGTCTGGACACCAAGTATTCACTCCGCCCAGTGCCCCGCAAAAAAGACAGCGACAAAACCATTGAAGCTGCCTGGACCGAATCCTTAGAAGGTGGGTTCGACATCGAGCGTCTTCTGACCGGCGCAAATCCGTTCAAAGAAGGCTGATCGGCGCGGCAGGACTAGGGCCGACTATCTCCCGAAAGCCTGCCTGCCCGTAATCAATATCGGGACTGCTCGGGCCAAGCGGTTTCTACTGATTGTTATTGATTGCAGAAGCAGGGTTCCAGTCTAGGAATAGCGGTGGTGCCAGGGGGTAATAGTCCCCCCAATGGGCCGCTATCAAGGCAGGACCGTCCGTAAGTCCGCTCTACACTTAGTCAAATTTAAGAGCCCCACATTGCCCGCAGTTGATAACCAAAACGCACTAGCGGGATTACGCCGCTGGACCTTGGAACGTGACGACTCTGGTCCGCATCGCGTGTACCGAGATGAACGAGGCAACACGTACGCCTCCGTCACCCACATACTCAAGGAAACCTCACCTCAATGGCAAAAAGATGCCCTGGACCGTTGGCTTGAAAGACCCACTGCTCCCGCTGAGCGCGACATTGCTTGTCAGCGGGGTACTTTGGCGCACGATCACGCGGAATATGTCCTCAAGACGGCAGCAAAGCTGGCTCGAAACTCTGCAAACAAGCGAGGAAGCTGGAGGACTGGAAATGACGGCCTGGAACGTGCTCCAAAGGGAATCACTAGCTGGGCAATCGAAAAAGCGATCCAAGGGGCTCCTAGGGTCTCCTGGAGCGCTTCTGGCTACGCCCGAGGTCTACGGGCTTGGATCGGAGACAACGTAACGGCCATCCACGCCGTCGAGTTCTCCATCCACGACCCCCGAGGCTGGGCTGGAACGGCAGACGCTCTGATCGACCTAAACGGCACGCTCTGCATCGCTGACTGGAAAACCAGCGTTAACGCCAGAAGTGAAGCAATGTTGTCTAATTACATCTGTCAGGCTGGAGCGTATTCCCTGGGACTCCAGTCCCTGACTGACTTAAAGCCGAAAAGCGGAGCCATTGTGGTGGCCCGTCGAAGCGGAGCCCCGCAAGTGCGCTTGCTAAGTGAGCTAGAATTACGTGGGGCGGAGTGTCAATGGCTAGAGAGGATGAGCCTATACAAGGCCCAAGAAGCGCTAAAGAACTAGAAGAAGCCCTGGAACGTCTGTACACAGGCCGCTACAACGTGGCAGTTCAAGCCCAGGGGCTAAATATGCCCCTGGAACGCTTGAAGCAGTTTTTCAGTAATTATGTGAAATCATCGAAAAACTCGTGATTAACCCGTTCTAATACAGGCACTGGAACGACACTCTCTGCAATGGCTTGCTCAAGTCCGCGCAAAAGTAGTTGTGCACCTAGAGCAGAAAAGGGTGTTCCCGTGGAGCTTGCCCACAAACGCATAAGGCGTGCGTGGTACTTCGAGCTGATGTTGCAGTTAACTCGTGTTTCAGGCATGAATCAATCCGTAAAAGCGTGAATAGGTTTGTCGCTAAGCGATTTTGAGACCACAGGATGCGGCGGACTTGTATCCCCTGGGCCGCTTCTTGTTCACCTTGTGGAGCGCCCAAGAAGCCTTCGGATCGTCAAATCCGTTGATCTTTTTCAGCTCTTCCAAACGCTGGAACGCTTGCTCTTTATCCCCGGCTTCTACTGACCACTCCATGCGGTAGTGGATGGAACGAAAGACGAAATACTGTGTCATTGGTTACTTTTCCTGGCCCCATTCATACTTGTCCACCATGCGATTACAGCCCTGGCACGTAACGGCACACCATGAGAAGTGGTAAACGCGCTTCGTGTTCCCGCAGTAAGAACAGCGGATAAGACGCCCATTTGAGCTGGCCCGAGTCCAGCGCGTTACAGGCTCCCACCCCTGGTCCGTAGACAAGGCGGGAGCATCACCGGTCAAGCGGTTTGGAAAGTAAGTCATTTTTAGGATGGAACGATTTGGTGTGAGACAAAAATCTCACTGCTCGTGAGACAACCCACCCATGCGGGCGAGTCTTTCGTACTCACGGATAAGACGTGCATAGTCCTGCACGTTGCCAGCCTGGAACGCATCAATCAGCAGCTGGCGCGTCATCCGCATCAGCGCGTCCCGGTCCTCAAAGCTGATCGCTGGAACGGCCTCTACCTCCAGCTTTGGATCCTCAGCTTCCCGTTGAACGTCAGCGTTATCGACGTCACGGTAAGCCGTGGCTCTGCTCACCCCATACTTTCGCTGGAGCGTTGCAGCCACATCGGCGGGCTTCAGCCCCATATCGAGCAGGCGCTTCGCCAGCTCGTGTTGAGTTTTTAGCTGTTCGCTGGAACGTTTCATCAACCGACCACCTCCCAGTCAGCGTCGTCGAGCTGATCGAACTCAATCGTTACGACGGTCTCTGCTTTGCCTGGTCCGAACTCCGCAGGGCACGAAACCCCCGGCGGGTAGAACACAGCCGGACTGACCTGGATCAAGTCATCAACGATCGCAGTGATGCGGATGTCTACCTGGTCCGCATTGTTGTAGCGGATGACCTCCACATCTTCTATCTGGAGAATTTCGCTCATGGGTGTTGAGTGCGAATTACTGTGCTATCGTAGCACCAGTTCACCCAAAACAACAATGTTCACTGGTCCGATCATCAAAACCCGTTTTCTCGGTCCCACCAACCACCGCCAAGCCCGCATCAAAGCAACGCACAAGCGCGACTCTGAAGTTACCTGGAGCGTGACCATTAACTGGCACTACGGCTCAACCGCCGAAGAGAACCACTACAACGCGGCGTGTGCCCTAATGCGGAAGGATGGATTCTTCTCTGGTCCGTGTACCGTCGTTGGTCGCGGCCACGATCACGACGCCTATTACTGGCTCGTAAGCGTGGACACTACTGCAGCACAGGAAGCCATATAAGGAAAGAGCCCCGGTCAATCCGGGGCATCTCCGCAGTGCTTTACAACGCAAACGTCGAAACGGTCGAAGTACATTGGTCAATTACCTGAAAGCGTGAGACGTTGCGGAACGTTTTAAGCGTCACTCCTCTGTGTAACCGTCGAACCATTCCCCGTCTTTGCGGGTTGATGGATCCTTGCAGTGTGCCTGGGCTTCCTCAAGGCTTAAGCCTGTGAGGATTACCCTGTCGCTTTTGTGTTGCCCTGGCGCGTAGAAACGCACGATCGAATAAGTAGTCATTGAAGAAACAGATCAAAGGGAGAACGGGTTACATAGTCGGAGCCGGTGGGCTCCAACCTGTAGCGATAGTCAGGACGGATGCGTTGGAGCTTCCCTAAGAAAGCCTCAGCGCTTGCCCGTGACCTGGGACGGCCAACAGTCAGCCATCCCAAGCCACCAGCGGCGGGAATGCCCCGCCAAACCTGAACGGTCATCACTGCCAACTCCGCAGAGTGTGAACAGTGACCGGTTGCGTGCCGCTGTGCTGGGTCGGATATTGAGCGAGAGACTCAACGAAAGCCAGAGAGAAGCCACCGCCGAAAATGAATCCGGCGATGACGGCAGATAAGGGATGCTTCATGCTGCCTCTTTAGCTTTGTTTTCTTCCCAACGCTTGAGCACGTCGGCGATGTCTTCGGAGAGATGCTCCAAAAACTGCCTGCGCTCTGCGCTCTCGTCGCGATACCCGAGGTCTTTTACGTGTTTCAGGATGCCACCGCGCAGAGACTGCGTGGATAGACCCTCCATAACTACGGAATCGCCCGTTGCGGTATCGCGAACCGCGATTGAGCTGTCATCACTCCACCCTGACGAGTAGAGATCGACCGCACAGCCGCTGAGTCCTTTGAATGTTGTCTGAGTCGTTTTGTTCATGACAAGAAAGAGAAGGAACAGATGGTGCTTACTTCACGCGCCAGCACCGGCGAGGTTTGATATGCAGTGCCCGGGAAGCTTGCGGCGCGCGGTGGCTGACCGGTTCGACCCGTTCACGTTGTAGTCGGTGGCGGGTGTAGTGCCCTGCCGACTCTGTAATTGTAGCACACTACGGGCGGTTTGTCCACAGAGTGCTAGCGGTGGCAAGGGCTAAGCCCTCCCCTCCACTTTCTTAATATAGCAGACCCTACTACATTAGTCAAGTATCAAATGCTACTGTGTAGCACATGTAGGGGGTAGGGTAGCAATTTATACCTACTGCATCGACATGCGGGGAACTTAAATAAATACCGCCAAACTTTTCTATTGTGCTACCGGGGGGCAGGGGTTGAATAACAAACACAATGTAGCACACCCACTATTTAGAAGAGCACCTATATCTCTGGCGATATAACTTGCTAATGTGTCCGAAAAGGTCGTGCCTTTTGCTATGGATGAAAACACCTCCGAACCCAAAGAAGTAAAACGATTCGGTGGTCCTAAGAACCCGAAGGACATCCAGGAAGCACGCATCATGCGGCTGTATCGCCGTCAACTCGAAGGACTTCCTGCCCTCCAACTTGTTCTCGACCACGCATCAAAAGAACAGGTGGGACGCGCCACTGCATTCCGCGACTGGAAAGCCGTTCAAGCGCTAAATCGCGAAGATTTTGATCGCGAACGTGAGGAAATGGCCTCCCGAATATTCTCAATGCGCTCGCGCCTCTACAACTCAGCCATAAAACGCGGCCAAATGCAAACCGCCGCAAACGTTCTCGATTCCCTGGCCCGTATGGTCGGCTGCGACCAACCAGAAGTAAGTAGCACATTACCCGAAATTAAGGTTAAGATCGAAAAACCAGAGTAAATACGCTCTTTGGCGACAAAAACACTCGACCTAAGTCTTCGCCCCGCGCAAGGCGAAGTATTCAGCGCAAAAAATAGATTCCGAGTCCTCGTAGCAGGCCGCCGCTTCGGCAAGTCCTACCTCTCCTGCATCGAACTCTTCACCAAAGCCCTGGAACGCCCCGGGGAAACCTTCTTTTACTGCGCTCCCACCTACCGCATGGCGAAAGACATCGCCTGGAAGACCCTAAAAAAGATCGTCCCCAAGGAATACATCCGCACAAAGAACGAAACCGACCTCCGCCTGGACCTAATAAACGACTCAACAATCGAACTAAAAGGCACCGAAAACGCCATGGCCCTCCGTGGCCGCAGCCTGAGCGGAGTAGTCCTCGACGAAGCCGCATTCATGGACGCTGAGGTCTGGTTCGAGGTCATAAGACCCGCCTTAGCCGACAAAGAGGGCTGGGCCTTATTCATCTCAACCCCCGACGGCACCGCCAGCTGGTTTTATGACTTATGGTGCTTCGTCGAAGAAGACACCAGCAACTTATGGCAACGCTGGAGCTTCACAACCATCGAAGGCGGCAACGTCAGCCCCACAGAAGTTGAAGCCGCTCGTGCACAACTAGACCAACGAACCTTCCGCCAAGAATTTGAAGCCAGCTTCGAGAACCTAACCGGCTTAGTCGCCATAAGTTTCTCCGACGACAACATATCCACCGCAGCAAAAGACATCTCCATCCAACCCCTACTCCTAGGCGTTGACTTCAACGTGGACCCAATGAGCGGCATCGTCGCCGTCAAACACGACCAAAACCTCTACGTCTTCGACGAAATAATGCTTACCGGCGG